GTCTGACGTGGGCTTTCTAAGAAAGACCTAAGGTTCAAGGCCCGGAGCGATGAATTAGATTCATCGATTCGCACCTTGACTTCCTCAGGAAGGAACTTATCCAATAAGCTCACCTTAGGTTGCCACATTCGGTACTTGTGAGTGACCACGTTAGCGGTTTCGGAGCGGACTAACCGGTGACCATCGACGTTAAGCATTAGTTGGTGGATACGGTGGTAGGTCTCATTCTTGTCTCGAGACTTAGTCTCGATTACAAGCTTGAGAAAATCACCGTCCGGTGGCATGCTGCCGTCGCCTCCAATCTCAATAGGCATGTAGGGGCACATAGTGTCCCCGTCCCTTCCAAGAAGGACATGCTGAAGCAGCTGGGCTGCTTCATAGAGACTGTTGAGGTGATCATGCGTATTCGCACACCATCGGGCCTCCTTTCCAAGAAGGGAGTATTTTCCGATGGTGACGGAACTGAAACCTAAGGTTTCCACGCAAGTCGGCAGTAGCAGCCGGATCCGCGGACAGTCAATGTAGCAGATCTGAGATCTGCCACGTTTGATCTGAACTATGGGGAGTTCCACGGTCTTTCTTGGAATGACCATGGCCTCCTCACAGTAGAACGCGTACCATTCAGAATGGTATGTGTCCTCCTCGGATGTCCTTAGACCAATGAGCTTAACGCCGGTGAGGTAACGAAGCCAGTGAAGCAGCTTGCAGAGGGCGATTAAATCGTCCCCTACAATGCTGTAGGCCTCTAAGAGGCCATACCTGGCGCACGCATCTTGTCCTAAGGTCAAGATTACCTTCGTTAGGTGATCGCCCATAAAGGACCCAATGAGTGTTACACACACGAGTTTGACTCGTTTCCCATGGGGATCATTGGGATCCGGCCCAAACACATACCTCTTAGAGGTATGAATTGTCTTCGCAAGAAGCAATAGGGCCAGGGGCGCACCTTCAACTTTCCGCGCATGACGGATGATGTGAGTCCAGATAAACTTAGTTGACCTGTGACTGAAAAGTCCGTCGCCTCTGATAAGTCCGTGCTCCCGGCAGGCAGGCCCTCGGCTTTCTCCCAGATCTTGTCCTGAGGATCAAGATTCTTTAGGAATCGCCAGAGGTGCCTGTCCTTGGTCATACCAGACTTAGTGTGGTATGACTGCCGGAGGCACGGCGCGAGGATATGCGCGATAAGGCACTGGAACCTCGAGTTCGCCCAAGGCGGAATCGTGATAACCCGTGCCTTTGAAGGTTCTAAGACGACGTGTGTAGTCACCACATTGCGGAATATCGGGTGCTCTAAGAGCCACTCGATACAATAGTCTAAGAC